TTTCAATATACTCCCCTTTTGTACATTCTATACCTTTACCGTCATTAACAGTAACGATCTCGTTATACCAATCATCATGTATCGAGTCCATACAAACTCGATACATGTCTTCACGGTTGCAGGTTATAATTGCTACCCCTATCATCATCTTTCATTCCAAATTTTGCAAATAGTTCTTTCTCTTTCGTTTCTTTGTCTAGAGCTAATTGTTGTTGTTTGACAAGCGCTTCTAATTCATTAAGATTGTCTGGATTAAGAATAGAGTGCTCATCACCATACATTCCACCTTCAGGAGTAATATACTCTGCAATTAGATCGACACGAGCTTGTACATCATTAGGTAATAAGATAACCGCTGGTGAGTCATCTTTAGGGTAAAAAATATCTGCTTGTGGATTTTGCATATACTGCTGATATAAAGAATCAAAAATATTATCTACCTCTTTAATATATTGGAGATCAGCATCTCTCGATCCATCATTTTCTACCCCTTGTTTTTCATCAAACTTACATACAAAAATTATATCTAAATGCCTTAATGATTCTTTACAGAGATTAATTTGTTGTGTAACAAACTCTCTAGTAAAGTCCTCTTTACCTTTATCATTACTCCATAATGTATAAGCTAAAGAATCTAAAGGACACCTATCATATACTACGTTAGGTTCCTTACTATTTTCGAGTAGTTGATCAACCATAAAGTTCATAACTTCACTTTGTGTTTCGGTTGTCGTAGAAGATGAATGATCAAGTTCCTTCTCGATAAGCATATCCCTATAAGTTTTTTCCGGAGTTATAAAATTACTCCACGTATAGAGAAAACTCTTCAACAGAGTCGTTTTACCTGAATTAGCAGTACCACTAAAAGCTATTCTCATAATTTTATTTACTAGTTTTCAAAAATTTGCAAGGAAGGAATGCCACTCCTCTCTGTATATTTCGAATTTATAACCATCGGCTGGTTTAAAGGGTTTATATCTCATTTTAAGATTAGTTTCGGAAAGTAATTTATTACTTTTCTTTGAGTTTAGTAACTTATCACATGTTACTAAATTATCCCATGTATCTTTTCCACCTTTACTTCTCGGATAAACATGGTCAACACTTAGTTCAGACTTTTGTAATTTTTTTCCAGTATACACACAAGTATATTTGTCTCTTTCCCATATGTTTTTCTTTGTTGGAAACTTTGCTTTTTTGTGCATTATACCTTTATAAGAGGAACATAAAACTACAGTAGGAAGCCGTACAGGACCGTTAACAGTATGAATAAAATTATCATAAGGTCTAATTGGAAGATCCATCCATACATCGATAGACTTGATAATATTCCAAAAGTTGATATTTTCAAAGTTAGTAGACCCATCCTCATTTACTTCGTAATGTATATCCAATGGTAGTTGAGAGCCTGTCGCTATATTTGTAAACACACGCTTATAATCATCAACGTTAATAGGATAGTAATATTTATTGAGAATAAGAGTATAGTCTTTCATCTATAAACATGAGCCTCTCTCTCACCAAAGCAAAAGAGAGGCTCGGTATGTTAATAACAAGTATGTTATCTCAAGCCAGTAGACTCAAATACATCACGCGCAACTCCTGCTGTAAATCCACCAGGTACACCCTTTACGATTACCGATACAGCATTATGACTGTGTAGTGATTCGTTATGAGATGCAACCACTTTAAAGTCAGTAATGCGCTTATCATTTGAAAGATTTTGATAAAGAAGTCGAACTGCATCTTCTACAAATTTTAGGTATGATCCGTTCATCTCTGCAAAAGCTTGCTCATCTTCTCTCTTAACCATTACCTGAGTTTCTGTCCGTAATGCAGCTAAGCATAACTCTTGAAGATCTTCTATCCAAAGCATATCGTCGAACTTAACACTAACACGTGCAACAGATCGTTGCGAATGAGGTACAGTTGCACGATTACGGTACTTTTCAGCGTGTTCACTAAGCTCAAAAGAACAAGGACAAGCAGAAGAATATACAAAATCAAAGTGAATATACTTCTTAAATTCACCGTCTTTAGTTAAGTCACCTTCAAATACAACATCATAGTACTGATAACCTTCTAAACCACTACGCAAACTTTCTTGTTTGATAGGATAGGAGATTTTAAGCATAATACGTGAATCGAAGCATTCTAGATTATTCTTATATGACTCTAATACTTCTTTGATCTTACTAATAGAAAATACCTCATCTTTGTGATCATAAAAAGAACGCATTACACGAGACATATTAATACCCTTTTTATGAGCTTCCAAACTAACACTACCAGTTACAGAAGTCTCTAAAGTAATTGTATCACCGCTTCTCTTTTTATAGGTTAACGGTAATCTAAAGTTATGAATACCTACTTGCTGGATAGGTACAGCTGAACCTTGAATTAAGCTTGATGGTCCATTTTGCAGATCGGGTAATGAAGATATATATTTTTTATCTGCTTTTACGGTATTATCATACACGCGTAAAGGTGGAACATATCCATTAGCAGATTCACTGCCCATAATCTCTCTAGCAATTTGATCTTTCTCACCGGAAAGCTCATCGTCTCCTAGCCATTCGTAGCTATTATTGTTATCTGACATACAACTATATTATAAAATTAATGTAAAGGTTATCAACTATTTATTTGTTAAACCTTGAGAGCCATATCCCAAACTAATAAATGTAATCGCGGTGAGAAATTAACATGCATAGATTTAGCATACTCAACCACCGCTTCTGCATTCTCAATATGCTCCTTACGGGATCCAGCTACTGGCATAAACCATATACGATCACGACTAACATTAATACCGTAATCGTCTTGAACATATTTTCGCCATATCTCTTCAATATCTGCAGCTGGATCACTAATAACAAATTTAAACCCTGAGCCAATCTCACTATGATACTTTAATACTTCAGGCTTATAAGTCTTCTCTTCTGGATCACCGTTTGTAGTTAACTTAGGTGAGGTAGTAAATGTAGCACCAAACTCATTCTTCCAACGTTCATTAGGCATAAGAGTAGCATTAGTCTCAAAGTCAATTTTAGGAGTAAACCCATATCGATAAATAAACTCATCAACTAGTTTAAGTAGTTGTTTCTGTTGAATAAGAGGTTCACCACCAGTTAGTTTCCAGATTGTACCTTTCTCAAGCTTTTCAATCCAGTTATTATCTTCCATCATAAGAAAGATCTCTCTAAATGTCATCTTATTCTTTACAGACCAAGATATAAAAGAATCACATCCATGAGGAGAGTCCTCACTAGCAAAACCGATACAAGTTAAATTACACATTGCCATTCTCATAAACAGCGAGCGCTTTCCGACATATTCACCTTCCCCTTCTATAGTATAGAAAATCTTATCGTCTGATAAGATCAAAGTCTCTTTATCTAAGTCCATATACCTATTATAGTATAGCATTTCCAGATTACAATATAAATATTTTAGAATGAGTCGAAAAGCTGCTCGAAAACCTGTCGAGATATTAGAAGAAGAGTTTAGTACCAATTGGTTACTTAATTTTAAAATAAAGAGACCTTTTTATTTTAATCCTAAACATAAGGAATTTTATGAAAGTATTATTGATAATAATACTAAAATATCATTTGTTGATGGTCCGGCTGGTACAGCCAAAACATACATAGCTGTATACGCTGCATTAGAGCTACTTAAAGAGGGCGCTATAGAGAAAATTATCTATATTAGATCTGTAGTAGAGTCTGCAGAAAGAAGTCTTGGATCGTTACCTGGTGAAGTTGATGATAAGTTTTCACCATATGCTATGCCTTTATTGGAAAAGGTAAGAGAGATTGCTGGGGAAGGTGCATGCTCTATGCTTAAACAAAAAGGATTGATAGACGCTATACCAGTTAACTTCGTTAGAGGTCTAACATTTAACAACAGTGTTATAATTGTAGATGAATCGCAGAATTTATCTCAAGGAGAACTTACAACAATCTTAACTAGATTTGGTCGTGATACAAAATATATTGTAGCTGGTGATTGTAAGCAATCAGATGTACGTAAGACTGGATTTGAAGATACTTTTAAAAAATTCAATACTGAAGAATGTGAAAGTAATGGTATATATGCATACAAGTTCGGTATAAGAGAAATTGTACGTAGTAAGATCTTACGCTTTATATGTAATGTACTAGATAGTTAGCCCCACGAAGTACCTGCAAACGGATTACCCATACTGTTAGACTTAGTACCAGGTCCCACTTTAGCTGGATTAGCTACATTACCGGTAGTTGTGGTTGTAGTATCACTTTGCTCCGGTACCTCTTCAAACTTAACATCTATAGAATTAGTAGCACCTGTTACAAACTCTTGAACTGTAACTTCTTTCTTATTACTTCTATAGCATGTTGCAAAATTACTATCATGTTCGTTAATTTGTACGCTTTGTACTCTTACTCTTCCGTTTGTAAGTTCATCAACAAAGGTATCAGCAGTCTTCAACACAAACTCAGCAAATCGCTCACATCCAACACCGCCATCTAAAACAACCACTTCAGCAGCACCAACAGAATCAAGCTGTTTAAATAAGTCAAGTTGAGGATCATCTCCAGCAACAACTAGTTTATGATCAAATGTATGTTCTAAAGTTTTTTTGAGATCCTTCAACCCGCCAAAATCCATAACCCAGTTACGTTCATCAAGGTTATTACATTCAAAAGTAATATCTGCAGTTAAATTGTAACCATGAATAAACTGACAGTGACTGTGAGTCGATCTCCATTGCCTAAAAGCTGAAGATCCTAAATTAATTTTCTTATTACTGGTGAATCTCATACTATTATTATGATATATGTTGTGATAAAATCAAATTTTAAATTGATTTATTTTGATTAATTTGCTCATAGTAGTTATTAGCAAAATTTGGATTAAGTTCAATTTTACCCTTTTTTGTATCTAAGGCTGATAAACCTTTTAACTTATCTTCCGCTTCTACGTAATAATTACCTAATCCGGATATGTGATAAGTCGCCATACCCCACCTATACAACATTGATATATCTGAATATTCGTATATCGAACCACCACATTCAAACGTAAGCCAAACATCTTCAGCGACTCCCGGATCTGTCCAGTCTATTTTTGATATAAAATCTTTTGTATAAATATTACCGTTGTTTACATTACTAGTTATACGATCATAAACATTATTATTAAAAAAATAATGATTCTTAGATCTGTATATATCATACCCGGGATTTTGTATAATAGCATTTTTTGCATCTCTTAAACAATGCTCTGAAAGCAAATCATCATCATCTAATCTAAACATATACTTGTTCGTAGCTAAGAAAAATCCTAACTGTAACTTTTTCATTATTGAAGTATATCTCTTTGCAAGATTATATATTTTAATCCTACTATCATCATACACGTACTTAATATCAACATCATCGTTAACTATTACCATCTCACAGTCCGTTTGATCTTGTTGTAAAAATGATTCTATTGCCTCTTCTAATAGATGACCTCTCTTATATGTTAATGTGACTACAGATATCATAAATTAACTTCAGTCATAGCTATACTCGAGTATAACCGGTAAATACATAAAGTCAACTGAAACTATATTAAATATAGAGCATTAGATTTAGAAATATAGGTTTCTCTTATCGTCCTACTAACCACTTATTCATTCTAGAACCGGAATGCAAGTGTTTCAGCAAACTTTTTTGACTTTTTTTACTTTCAGCTAATTTTTTACGTCTTTTTAAGTTTTTAAACGTAACGCCACCTATTGTTTGTGTATCTTTAACTCCTGCCTTTTTAAGCATTTCTATATCACTTTTGCTTGGAGGTCTATTTGATTTTATAGCACGTGCTATTCTCTTTTTAGCAGCTCCTGGTGATTCTGATTTAGCAGCACGTGGACCTGTTTGCCCACGTGCACCAGTCGCTGCAGCTGCGGGTTGAGTTTGTGCAGCTGGTTGAGCTGCGGGTTGAGTTTGTGCAGCTGGTTGAGTTGCAGGTTTAGCTGGTTGAGCTTGTGCAGCTGCAGCTTCAGCTTTATCTTTTTTTACTTTCTCTCCACTGGGTGGAGTCTTTTTCGGTCCTCTTATAATCTTAACTTCACCTTTATCAAATTTAACAACAAACGGTGAAGATACCGGAACCACTGTACCAGCACCTTGATCATCATATACTATCTCACTCACTTTTACTACTTTTGTATCATCCGATACACCCGGGTTGATTCCGTTATCAACAACTTTATACCCCATATCTTCAAAGTAATCTGTTATTTTTTCTTCTGGGGTTTGTGTCGCGGACTTTACAGCTTTTGCCGTATCAGCAATAGCGCTACCAGCCTTACTAACTAATCCAGCCGCTGTTGGGGATGCAGCTTTTGCTAACCCTTTAAGAGCTCTACCAGCTACAACACCAGCACCCTTACCAACCTTTTTCATAAAGGTACCTATACCTTCATCTAATAATTCTTTTTGAGATAACTTTCTCATGATGATATTTATTCGTTTTAATCTCATATACCGGTATGTATTATAATAAAATGGAACTATCATATAATTAGTTATGAATATTTTTGTAACGGATGATGATCCTGCTTACTCTACTTTTAATCTATGTGATCAACACGTAAGATCTAAGATGCAGATTGAAGGAGCTATTATGTTAGCTCATGCTTTTCCTCAAGAGTTGTTAGATCACCCATCTACACCTAGAACATCAACCGGTAAACCTCGAAGAAGAGGTAAGGGCTATTTTAATCATCAATGTTCTATATGGGCTAGAGAAACTAAAGATAATTTTAAGTGGTTAGTTGATCATACGTTAGAGATGTTTACTGAACGTATGTACAGGTGGCCGGATTCGAAGGAACATTTTACAAAAACGTTTATTGAATGGTGTAGTAAGAACATCCACAACACTATTATGAGTAAGACTGGATTAACTGATTATGCTATAGCTATTAGTGATGATTGTGATTGTAGAAAAGTTAAAGGTTTCGATGAACTCTCAACTGTAGACAAATATAGAGAGTATATTCGCTGTGATAAACCTTTTGCTACATGGACTGAGCGCTATATACCAGATTGGTACTAATATTCTACGTCTAAATCATCATCGGCTATATTTTCTTTACCGACATCAATCAACGCATCGAGTTTATTCTCAATAAAATCCTTACCAACAAGAATTTTATATAAGTTACTTGATCTATTACCTATTGAGAAAGGAATATCTTTAAATTCCTTACTACCTATCTTAAAATCGAAATTAACTACCGGTCTATGCTCAGTATTACCAGCACCAACATTGATAGTTATCTCACCTTTCTTATCCTTGAGTAAGGTCCTTCCGTTAACAGTCCTAAAGAATACTTTATTACCCTGTTCTTGAATATCTTCACCGTGTAATACGTTATATGCACCGTTACCTGAGTCTAACTTAGCAGGCGTTTTTCCAACACCATCTACATCAAAGAACTCAATTAAACCGAGCACTGATTTTTCTTGTATATATTGGAGGAAGCTTTTCATTTTATTATTGTATACTATACCATATATTAATGCTCAGGGCTGTCCTCGCAGCCTACGTTGAACATCCCTGGGTCTTGATCCTTATTATGATCATAATCTAACCAATGGTATACGGAAGAAAGATAATCAGCTGCTTTGGTAATTTT